GATAAGACAGACATTGGCAAGGAAGTTATTTTGAAGGTAACCAAAGTTGGTTTGTCTGATATGGCAATGGCTGTACAAGTCGATGGGTATCCATCAAAAAATGTTATCCCCCATGTTACTATTGCGGTGAACCCAGAAGGTGGTAAACCAAAAGATTCTAATGACATTACCAAATGGGAAGATATTAAACCTTTTTTTATTACTGGTTTTGTAACCGAAATCACGAAGTAATGAAAGTATCTGCACAAGTAGTATTGATTAACCAAGAAGGATTAGTACTTGGTGTTTCACGTAAAAACGACCATAATGATTTTGGTCTTATAGGTGGAAAAATGGAACCAGAAGATAATGGTGATGCGATGGTTACTGCAATTCGTGAAACACTTGAAGAGACTGGTCTTAATATTTCAAATTTGAGATTGATTTTAGCTATTCATAAAGATGGTTATATGAGTTATACCTATTTAGCTGATTACGAAGGAGAAATCAACCATAATGAACCACATGTAGTGAAATGGTTGCCGATGGAAAGATTGGTTAATGGTAGTTTTGGAAAGTATAACAAATTGGTTTCTGAATCTTTGAAGGATATGGGTGTTGATTTTCAATACAAAATGTCGATTGTTGAAATAGAAAATGATTTGAAAGCATTTATCAATAAAACACTTTACAATGGTGTTCAAATGGTATATGATGGTATCAGAAGGAATAAAGATTTCTTAGGTAATGAACAACTGACTGTTTATTTAAAATATACCGATGGAACATACATTGACGAAGAATTAGACAATGATGACAATTTTGAAAATGGTTTGTTTGAGATTGGCAAGCGTTATGGTTTCATAGCCAAGATACCAACTGAATATTTTTCAAAATAACTTGCAACTTGTAAAAAATAGTGGTATCTTTGTAAAATGAATGAAAAAAATAAAACAATGGAAAGAAGAATTGAGCTAAGCAATAAATTTATTGAGATGGGCCGTTCTTTAATCAAAGAGGGTAATGAAATAAATGATTACTCCATAACACAATCAGGTAATTTTCTTATTCTTATATCAGGTATTATCTTAGAAGAGAAGGATTCTGTTGAATTTGCGAATTTATGTGCTATGTTTTCAGCTAAAAAATTAATGGAAAACATGGGTGATTTTTGGTCTGATATCCCTAATGAAGAAATGATTAGAAAAATGTTAGGGTTGGATGATGAATCATTAGAAAATTAATTTATGACTGAAGAAAAATTTAACCAAATTAAAGAACTTAAAAACAAAATTGAAGGTAAAGAAGACAAATTAAGAGATATAGATTTGTTGATTCAAACCCCAAAACTTGTTTGTAAAATTTATGGGTCACCGAATAGGTCTCTTAGACGAGACCCTGAGTTTTATTTTTTTGACGAAGTTGAAATTATTAGACTTTTGAAACTTGGTAGAGAAAAAATTAATTCTGAGTTATCTGAGTTAAAAAACACTTTTTCTGAATTATAAGGTTTTTATTTTGAAAATTAAATATTTTTATTTACCTTTGTAGTATAAATAAAAATTATGTTACTAATACAAGAATTTATCATTAAAAATGGTTTAGAAAACGCTGTAAGTGAATTTAATCTTAAAATACGTGAGTACGAATCAAAAATTTTATTAAAATATGACCAATTATCACCTCCATCAATGATGGGGTTAAAAGAAGTTCAAGAATGTCGTGGCCTTATTTTGGAAAAAAAATCTTGGCGTGTCATGTCTTTGGCTTTTAAAAAATTCTTTAACTCTGAAGAATCCAATGCACATAAGATTGATTGGAATTCTGCACATGTTTTAGAAAAACTGGATGGTACTTGCATTCAAGTTTATTATGATTGGAATGACATGACATGGTATGCTGGAACTACAGGCACTGCTGATGGTGAAGGTGAAGTTAATAATAAAACTGGCACGACATTCAATCAATTATTTTGGAAGACTGTTAAAGAAAAATATAACTTAGACACATCAAAGTTTAATGCTGGTTACACTTATGTATTTGAATTAACAACACCTTATAATATCGTTGTTAAACCTCATGGTGAGTCATCAGCCACTTTGTTGACTGTTAGGAATCTAGAAACATTGAAAGAATTGTCTTTCGATGAATTGACAAGGGTTTCTGAAGAATTGGGTATCCCACGTGTTAAGGCATACGACTTGAACGTTAAAAATGTTGGAACCTTGTTGAAGACATTTGACAACATGGTATGGTATGACGAAGGTTATGTTGTGGTAGATGCTAAACACAACCGAGTAAAAATAAAAAACCCAGCTTATGTTGCGGTTCACCATCTTAAAGGTAAAACGGCTGAACACAATATTTTGACGATAGTAAAGACCAATGAAATAGAAGAATTCGCTGCTACCTTCCCAGACCGTAAGGATGAGTTGGTTAAGTTGAAGGCTAACTATGATGCGTTGATTGCTAAGTTGGATTCTGTTTGGGTTGAGTTACAAGTATTTCGTCCAAAGAATATCACACCACAAGAAAAGAAGAAGTATGCAATAGCGGTGTTTGAAGTGTGTGGTAAACGTGATGTCAAGAATTTTACTGGCCTATACTTCGGTTTGGTTGATGGTAAAGTAACATCTGTTGAAGACTATATGTTAAAATATGATGATAAAGCCTTATATAAAATGTTATAAAGTTTATCTTTTTTAACATCTCTATTAAACTAATAAATAAAGCAGTATGGGATACAACACAGGAAATATTAATAAGATAACAAAAGAAGAATTAGATAACTATCTAGTTTCTATTGGTGGTTTAGAGAGAAGTTGGCGTAAAGATTTGGGGTCTATATTTAATACTAATTTTTTTGCGGTAGATGAAGGTTGGTATGGATTGATTAAGAGTTTAATCGAAGAATTGATTGAAGCTGGGTGGGATAAAAAATTAGTACAAGTTAAAGAAAAATTTGGCGGACTTCATTTTTACATTGAAAATAGTGATGAGTTATCATATGCTATAATTTCAAAGTACGAAAAATTATCTTATAAAGTTTGTGAGAAGTGTGGTTCTGAAGGTGTTTTAAGAAAAGGTGCTTGGTTAAAAACTCTTTGTGATGAACATTCTGATGGAAGAGAAGAAATGATTTTTAACGAGCCACCAATTTAAATTTGGTAATTTCAAAAAAAATTACTACGTTTGCATTAACAAAACAAAAAACGATATGAGTATCAAACAAATCTTTGACGAAATAGCTGCTGAATCAAGCACCAACCAAAAAATGGAAATCCTTAAAAAATATAAGGATAATGAATTGCTTAAAAGTGTGCTTTATATGGCAAACTCAAAGCGAGTAAAGTTTTATTTAAAACAAATACCAGCGTACACCCATAATAAAATTGGTTGGACTCTTGAAGAAGCGTTGAATATGCTTATGAGTATAGCTAATCGTGAGTTTACAGGTCAAAATGCTATAGATAAATTAACTATTTGGTTAGAAAATGTATCAGCTGATGATGCGTATATCATTGAGCGTATTATTGAAAAAGATTGTAAGATTGGTATGGGTACCACCTTTATGAATAAGGTTATCAAAGACCTTATCGAAGATACCCCATACATGGGTGCTATCTCTTTTGATGAGAAAAAGGCTCGTGAAGTTTTTAAAAAAGGGAAAGGCGGCTTTTCTCAAATTAAAATGGATGGCCGTTATTGCAACGCTATTATTCGTAGCGGTGAAGTTGAACTTGAGAGTCGTAGCGGTGAACCAACCGTGTTAACTGGTGCTAAATTTGTTTCTGAATTGGCTTCATTTCAAGATAGTGTATTAAACGGTGAATTAACCATGGATGGTGTTCCTCGTTATGAGAGCAACGGTATCATTGCTTCTTTGATTGATATTCAAGGTAAACGTAATGAGCGCACAGAATCTGAAACGCAAAAGAAAATTGCTACATTTGAGAAGAAACACGGTAGTTTTAAAACAGCTCTTAACAATGTTCGGTACACCGTATGGGATATGATAACTGTTGATGAATACTTTGAAAAAAAATCAAACAACCCCTATTACATTCGTTTGAACAATGCTTCTAGTCTTATTAGTTTGTCAAGCTCAACAATGGTTAGTTTAATTAACTCCAAGTTTGTTAAGACATATGGTGAAGCGATGGAACACTTTCAAGAAGTATTGGCCACTGAAATTGATGGGGTGCCACAAGAAGGAACAATATTGAAAGCTTACGATGGTGAGTGGAAAGATGGTAAACCTAAT